CTCAACTCAACAAGGAAACAACTATGCAAGGCATTATTGACGGCAATATCGGCGGCATCTACGCCGTGAGCCTGACCCTCGATCCGGCGTCAGTCGCCACTATCACAGCGGCAGAGCAGGACTTCACCGTTCCCGGCGTGCTGCCGGGCGACCTGATAATCTACTTCGGCATGACCACGGCCACCGCAGGCTTGGGTGTCGCAGGTTACCGCGTCAAAGCCGCAAACACGGTCAGCGTGACATTCGTGAACCCCACAGCCGACGCCATCAACGCTGCAGCCGGGAACTTCAAGATGGTCATCATGCGCCCTGAGTCCGACCTGTACGGCGGCATCCCATCGTGAAGCAGGATTACCCAAAGTGGTTGTTCAGCGCTGAAAAGTCGCTGATCGTCGCCAACGCTGAAGAGCACGCGGCGCTGGTGGGCAAATGGTACGAAAGCCCGGCAGATGTTCCTTTGGGTGATCCTGTCCGGGTTAGCCGAGCGGACCTGATAGCTGCTGCAGAGGCCAAAGGCGTGAAGATTGACAAACTCTGGTCAGATGAGCGCTTGGCGCAAGAAACGGCAAAGGCTTAACCATGGCAGTGACCGCCCGTTCAACGATCCAAGGCGCTTTGAAGCTGGCCGGCATCCTGTCGCCGCTCGAAACCATGAGCGCAACGTCTGCGGATGACGGGCTGGTCATGCTTAACAACTTGGTGGACGGCTGGAACCTTGACCGGCTGTACATCTACACGATCACCGATGTTGTGGCGACATTCTCAGGGGCATCGGCCACGATTGGCCCGTCCATGACGATCAACACGGTGCGGCCTGTTCGCATTGAAGGTGCGTTCTACCGTAGAAGCGGGATTGATTACCCGCTGCGAATCATCGACGTTGACGAGTACAACAACATTCGCCTGAAAACCGTGTCAGGTGATTATCCCGAGGTGCTGTACTACACCGGAGACTCCCCGACCGGAACGGTGTATGTGTGGCCTGTCCCAAGCGCCAATGAGTACCATTTGCAGGTCATGTCACAGCTCACCGAGTTTGCCGATCTGGACACGTCCTACAGCCTGCCGCAAGGCTACCGCAAAGCATTGATGTATTCGCTGGCTGAGGAGTTGGCCGGCATGTATGACATGGAGTTGAGCCCCTTTCAAATGAAGACCGCAGCAGGTGCTCGCCGTAGCGTCAAGCGCGCCAATGTGGTGGTTCCAGGCCTCGCCTACGCAGGCCCGCAGAACAGCAACAACAACGGCCGCATCAACATCCTGAGCAACCAATGAAAGTCACCTACGGGCGCGGCTTCGGTTTTCACCGGGCCAGGGTGGACCGTTTGCACGCTTTGGTGGATCAGGTGCCGCAGGTTGATTGCCCGGTCCGGTGGTTTTTCTCGCCCGGTATGTGCGCACGGGAAATCACGATCCCGGCAAATACGGTGCTGATTGGCGCAGTTCACAAGACGCAAAACCTTGCAGTTCTGTCCAAGGGCCGCATGGTGCTGGCTACTGCGCATGGCCCTGTAAAGATTTCGGCCCCGCACACGTTGACCGTGATGCCGGGCGACAAGAACAGCGCAACAGCCCTGGAAGAGTGCGTGTGGACGAACTTCTTTCCGAACCCCGACAACGAGACAAACCCCGACAAGCTGGTTGAACGACTGAGCGAGTCCAAGGCCTCCGACCTCATCGGCGGCAGCACAAACAAGCAACTTGCAGCCAACAAAGCTGCGGAATTGGAGGCGTCATGTCACTAGGATTATCAGCAGGCGCGGTAAGCCTCATCAGCGCTGGCGCATCCATTGCAGCCCCATTGATCGGCGGCATGATGGCCGGCGACAGCGCCGGCTCCGCCTATGGCGCGCAAGCGGAAGGCGCAGGACAAGCCAATCAGACGCTGCAGGCCAACTACGATCAGACGCGCGGCGATTTCTCTGGCTACATGGAAACCGGAGGCGCCGCAAACAACAAGCTGTCGTTCTTGCTGGGGTTGGGCGGCGGCACGGTTCCCGACAAGATCACGCAAGCCTACCGCGATAACCTGGGCCGCGACCCACTACCCGTTGAAGTGCAAAGGTGGCAGCAATACGGCAAGGAGGGTCTGTCAGAGGAAAACATTCTCAATGCGATTGCCACTTCTCCAGAGGCAATTGAAAACGCTGGAAGGCGTCAGTACACGCCAACCGCTGGTGATGGCTCGTCCGGTTCACTCACGCGGCAATTCAACGCGGGCGATCTGGCAAAGGACGTTACCTATCAGAACGGCCTCCAGTTTGGGCTTGATGAAGGAGCCAAAGGCATCAGCAACATGGCTTCCGCAACCGGTTCGCAGTTGTCCGGCGCGACTCTTAAGGCTTTGACGCGCTTCGGCAACGACTACGCCACCACCAAGACCGCAGGCGCGGCTGACCGCTACAGCCAGAGGCAAAACCAGATTTACGGCATGTTGTCCGGCACGTCTAATTCTGGACAGCAGGCAGCCGGAACAGTATCTCAGGCTGGGCAGGCGATGGCGGGCGGCGTAGCAGCAAACCAGATCGGGCTTGGCAATGCCCGCGGTGCATCTGAGATTGCGCAGGGTAACGCATGGTCAAACGGGCTGAGTGGAGCGATTTCCGGCTACCAGACCAACAAGCTTATCAACTCGCTGACCAATCGCGGGTCCAGTAGCGGAGCCTTGGGCGGTTACCGGACCGGCGCTGGGACGATGAACGAACTTGCATCCTACGGAGTGTTTTAATGCCCATCGACGCTTCAATCTACGGCGCCATCCGCGCCCCCAAGACGGCCAACCCGCTTGAGCAATACGCGCAGGTCCAGCAGATCCAGGGCGCGCAGAATCAAAACCGGCTCGCTGATCTGATGTTCAGCGAGAAGCAGCGCGAGTCTGATGGGCAGACTGCGCTCGCCAATGCCTACAAGTCTGCGACAGACCCCACTACGGGAGCCATTGACCGGAACAAGCTGTATGGCGCACTGGCTCAAGGCGGGCAAGGTGCAAAGCTGCCCGCTGTGCAAAAGGGTTTTGCAGATCAGGACAAGTCAGCGGCAGACGCGAACAAATCGAAGCTTGAGGCTGGCATTCAAGAGCTGGGCGCGATGGGGCAGCTTCTTTCTGGCGTGAAGGATCAAGCGAGCTGGGAGGCCGCACGTGCGCAGGCCGCGCAAATGTTTGGGCCTGAAAAGGTTAACGCCTCGATGCCGGCGCAGTACGACCCCGTGCTAGTCGCCCAAAAGCGCGATCAGGCTCTGAGTGTGGCGGACCAGCTTGTGCAGAAGTGGAAGGCGATGGAGTACACCACGCCCAAGGCTGATGCGGTGTTGCAGGCGACCACATCCACCGAGAACAACAAGCGCTCGGTGGGAGCCTCTTACGCCAACGCATCGGCAACCCGTGCTGTCGCTGCGTCCAACGTCGAGGCGGCAAAGATCAAGGGCGACCGCGATACCGAAATGAAGATCGCCGACGACTACCGCGCTCAGTCGAAGACCTTCAAAGAGGTGTCTGACGCCTATAAAACGATCAACGCCACGTTGGACAAGGCCACGACCTCCGCCGCGGCCACTCTGGCTGGTGCCACCAAGTTCATGAAGCTGCTGGATCCTGGTTCGGTGGTGCGAGAGTCTGAATTGGGCATGGCCCTTGCCGCAACTGGTGCTTTTGACCGCGCGACGAACTATGTCAACACCCTCAAGTTCGGCAAGGTTCTCACAAAAGCGCAGGCCGCTGACTTTAAGAACATCACCGCCCAAATTTACAACGCGGCTCAAACGCAACAAAAAGCGATTGATGCCAACTACACGCAGCAAGCAAAAACATACGGACTGCGTCCTGAAATGATCGTGCAGGACTTGGGGCAGAACACCCCGACTTCAGGAGTTAAGACTTCGGATGTTCTGACTGAGGCTGATCGTATCTTGGCCGGGGGCAAAAAATAATGGCTACCGCAGAGCAGTATGCGGACTGGATTGTCAAGAATGCAGATAAGCGCGGTTCGCCTGAGTTTGAAACAGTGGCAAAGGCTTACCAGCAAGTCCGCGCAGGTTCTGCATCAGCCGCAGAAAAACCATCGGACCCGGCTGACTCTGGAGGCACGCTGCAGTTTGGTCCATTCGATACCGGAATAAAAACCTCGCCAGCGATTGAGCGTGGGTTGGCTGGTGCGGGTAAAGCAATGGCTGATCTGGGACGCGGGGCAGGACAGCTTGTCGGGTCTGTTTCTCGTTCTGACGTGGAGGAATCGCGCAAGCTTGACGCGCCACTGATGAATACGACTGGCGGTAAGGTTGGAAATTTCGCGGGCAATGTCGCCATGTTGGCCCCAACAGCACTTATTCCCGGCGCAAATACAGTGACGGGCGCTGGCGTGATCGGTGCCGGTGCCGGCCTTCTACAGCCATCGGCAAGCACAGGTGAGACATTGGCTAACGTGGGCCTTGGCGCGGCTGGTGGCGCTGGTGGACAGTTCGCCATGAATAAACTTGGGCGTCTTGCACAATCGGCTGGAAGTGAGTTGACGCAAGGTCAACAGGCAGCCAGCGCGGCGGGTAAGTCGGTTGGTATGCGTCTGACGCCCGGTAAAGCTAGCGGATCTGCAGCGCTGCAAAAGTTGGAGGCCGCAGCGGAATCCAACCCCATGACTTCATCTGGATTTGACGCTATCAAGCAGGGCAACCAAAAGGCGTTGAATCGTGCCGCCGCCAAGGCTATCGGTGAAAACGCCGACGAACTGAGCACGCCTGTATTGGCGCGGGCAGAGCAGCGTATCGGGGCCGTGTTTGATTCAGTCAAGGATAAAACCCCTGTACCGCTAGACCCGATCAACGTAGGTGCAAAGCTTCGCGCCATTGAGGACGACGCATCCGGAATGTTGATGGGGAACAACGAGCTTGGTCAAAACGGGTTATGGAAAAGGCTTGATAAGTTTGTCAACGGTGAGGGCGGCGCAACACGCGAGCAGCTTCGCAACCTTTCTTCAAACCTTGGTAAAAAAGCAAAGGGTGAAATGACCTCGCCAAATGGAGATCGCGCACTTGGTGAGGCGCTTTTTTCAGCTCAAGAAATTGTTGAAGATGCGATTCAAGGGACTCTGACAAAGGCGCAACAGACAGCCTACGGTGAAGCGCGCGGGCAGTACCGCAACCTGATGAATCTGACGGCTAAGACCAACGTTACAAACCCATCAAGCGGTAACGTTTCCGGGAAGTCGCTGGCAACAACGTTGATGCAAAAAGACAGGGGCGGCTTCACTATGGGCCGCACTGATAACGATCTGTACAACGCTGCGCGTTTTACGCAAGCCTTCCCGGATATCGTCGGTAACAGTGGGACCGCTACACGCTCAATGGGTGCGGCTGATTACGTCGCCGGGCTACCGGGGAACTTGCTCACCAGAATGTATTTATCCCGCCCTGTTTCAGCCGCCGCCGGTGCGGGTGCTGGTGTGGCGGGAACTGGCGCAAGGTTGGCCGATAACAAATTAGCTAGGCTGCTGGCGCAACCCGTTGGATCGGCTGGCGCGCTACAGCTTGGCAACGCGCTTCAGCAAAAGTGATTTAAGCCTTCCCTCTGGCATCCACTTTTGAACCGCTAATCGAGCGGGCAGACAGATCAAACCAAAAAGAATTAACGCTCCAAGCGGTTTGAGAATCACAGCAAGTAACCAAGTCATTCCGCAATTTTAAGCCCCCCGGCGCAAGTCAGGGGGCTTTTTTCATTTAGGACCGCCATGCCCGTAGTTTCCCTCTTTGGAGTCAATCAGCAAGGGAAATCGAGCACAGTCACGTCTCAACGGCACCTAAACTTATATGCCGAAATCATCCCGGACCCTGAAAAGTCGCGGGTTGTGTACTACGGCACACCGGGTTTGTTGCTTTTCACCAGCTTTGGGGACACCCCGATCCACGGCTGGATTGCAGTCGGGGACTTCATTTACGCCGTGCATCGTGGCGTGTTCTGGGAGGTCAACAACGCAGGCGTCAAGACGAACCGGGGCACGCTCACCAGCACATCGGGCCGAGTGCAGATGGCCTACAACGGCACGCAGATTGCGATTGTCGATGGCAGTTTTGCCGGGTTTTACAACTACACCATCGCCACGACGACGCTTGCAACGGTCACCACCAACGTGATCGGCACGCCAATTGACGTGACGTTTCAGGACGGCTACGGGTTGCTTGCCTACGCAGACGGCAAGTTTCAGAAAACCGCTTCCTACGCTTTCCAGACACTTGACGCACTTGAGTGGGCCACGGCTGAAAGCAACCCGGACGGCCTGCTCCGGGTAGTGGCGGACCACGGTGAGGTGGTGCTGGCTGGCGCTGAAACGGTCGAGTTTTGGGGAAACACCGGGGCGCAGGACTTCCCCTACGGCAATCAGCGCGGCTCTACGCTTGAATTCGGCCTTGCTGCTCCGTGGTCCTTGGTCAAGTACAACGACAGCCTCGCGGGCCTGTTCAAGAACCGCATGGGCCAGGTGCAAGTGATGCAGATGGCGGGCCACGCGCTGCGCAAGATCAGCGACCAAGAGCTTGATTACAAGATCAACAACTACGGTTCCGTTTCCGACGCCACGGCATACGCCTACATGCTGGGCGGGCATCCGATGCTGGTCATCAACTTCCCGAGCGAAGGCAAGTCGCATATGTACGACGCCAGCACCAGCATGTGGACGGAGTTGGAATCCGGCCTTGACGGTGGGCGTTATTGGGGTGAGTTGCACCTTGACTACCTGAACAAGCCGCGCATTGCCGACTATGCCAACGGCAACATTTACACGCTCGACGCCGACACCTACACCGACAACGGCACACCGATAGCCCGCGAGATTGTCAGCAAGCACTTCAACAGCGGCCTAGAGATGGTCAAGGTCAGCAAACTACAGGTTGATTTTGAAACCGGTGTGGGCCTGATTTCCGGTCAAGGCTCCGACCCGCAAGCCATGATGCAGTTCAGTAAAGACAACGGCCACACCTGGAGTAATGGCGCGTGGGTGACGATGGGCGCGATTGGTGCCTATTTAACCCGGGCTATCTGGTGGCGGCTGGGCGTGGCGCGGGACTGGGTGTTCAAAATCCGCATTACCGATCCGGTGAAGGTGGTGATTGCCGGCGCTTCGATTGACGCGAAGGTGGGCAAGTGAACAATCGCCCGCCGCTTAGTGAGTCGCTGGCTGGGGTTGTGCCTAGCGCGGGATGGTCGAACTGGTTCACACAGGTATTTCTAGGCCTGCCGTGGACGCAGGGGTTGAACATCACGGAAGCCCTCGACTTCGGCGCAACCGGCGCTCAGTCGCAATCTGCGTTGACCGTCACCGTGACCGGCGCGCGTTCTGGTGACGCAGTGCAAGTCAATCCTACGACCGATGTAAGCGGCATCGTTTTTACGGGGGTAGTCACAGCAAAAGACACGGTGACGGTCTACGCCAAGAACTTCTCTAGCGGGTCAATCAACCCCGCATCGCAAATCTTCCGAATCATCGTTCTACAGAATTAAGGACAAGCTATGGCAGTTTTATTTTCACCTTGGGGAAATCAGCAATTCTCTGCATCAGGCACGGCGCTGGCAAGCGGGCACAAGATTTACACCTACGCGGCAGGGTCAAGCACACCCCTTGCGACATTCACCGACTCCACCGGTTCCACTTCGCAATCCAACCCGATTATTCTTAACGCGCTAGGCCTTCCGGCCAATGGGCAAATATGGCTGACCGCCGGACTGGCATACAAACTTGTCTGGACTGACGCCTCCGATGTGGTCATCAAGACGGAAGACAACATTACCGGCGTCACCAGCGCGGCCTCCGTCAGCCAGTGGCAGGCGTCCGGTCTTACTCCCACCTACGTCAGCGCCACCAGTTTTACTCTGGCAGGCGATCAAACAAGCGCCTTTCACGTAGGCCGCAGGCTGCAAAGCACGGTTACTGCTGGCACGGTTTACAGCACCATTAGCACGACAGCCTACGGTGCTTTAACTACGGTCACCGTTGTAAATGACGGCTCCGGAGCGCTTGACTCTGGAATGTCTGCTGTTAGTTACGGGTTGATAACTGCCGTCGATACATCCCTCCCGCGCATTTGGCCAACCGTCCAAGTCTTCACAGCAACCGGCACATACACCAAGCCTGCGGGCGTTAGAAAAATTCGCGTGCGCGTCGTTGGTGGCGGCGGTGGTGGTGGTGGAGATTCCGCTGCCAACGTATCCAGTGGAGGCGGTGGAGGAGGAGGCTATTCGGAAAAAGTTATAGACGCTGCTGCAATTACCACCGTAGCGGTAACGGTTGGCGCGGGTGGAGTGGGCGCTGTTGGGTTAGCGGGCGCTACTGGGGGAACCTCAAGTTTTGGCGCTTTTTGCACTGCCACTGGTGGTGTAGGTGGGGCGGTAGGGTCTGGTACTGGTGGCGCATCAAACGGTGGTAGCGGCGGCATTGGCTCTGGTGGAGATATCAACGCCGGAGGGTCAGCGGGCAGTCAGAACTTTATCTCTACGTGCGGAGGTATGGGTGGAGCTTCTGTTCTTGGTGGAGGGGGCAGGGCAATAAACAACACGCTAGTAGCCGCCCAGCCAGGTCTCGCATACGGCGGCGGCGGGGCCGGGGGGGGGAATAACTCTGTTGCTTATGCCGGTGGAAATGGTGCGCCCGGCGTGTGCATCGTCGAAGAATTCTATTAATTCATAGGTCAAATCATGATGAACAAAACTACGAAGATATTCAAGCCGTGGGCTGTTGAGGCTGATGTGGTCAACTTCAACGGACGCCTAATCGTTTTGTACGCACCCCGTACCCCGCATGATCGCGGCAAACTTATTTCCGCCGACTATTTCACTGGTGAGCGTATTGCAGAGGCGTCAAACCAGGGGCTAACTCTGGGCTGCGCCATGATGATCGGCGGGACCTTGCATTACTGGGGCAGCACCAATGTCGGAGCGTCTGGAAACAAGGTGCAGCATATGTCCACGACGGACCTTGTGAACTGGACGCCGGCTGTCGATGCCTGGGTTGCCGGCCACCCGCAACAAAAAATATTCAACACGAGCGTCTGCACTGACGGCGTGAAGTTTTACATGGCATACGAAACCAGTGAGCCGTATTACGGGTATGTTGACTTCAATATCCGATTTCTGCAGGCTGATACTGCTGATGGTCCATGGACTCCGTTGGGTGGTGTTTTCGGAGCGAACTGGTATGTTGCATGCCCGCAGATTCGCCACGTTGGCGGAAATTTTTACATGCACTACCTTATCAATGACGGAGGGGTGTTTAAGACCTGTATCGCGCGCATCAGCGACTTGGCGAACTCAGGCGTTCACACCAACTGGGCGCATGCATCAAAGTTTGCCCTTCAGCCGACCCTTTCCGAAGAGCGCAACAACACTTCCGATATTGATTTCTGCGAGTTTGAAGGCAACACCTATTTTGTCTACGCTGCTGGTGATCAAGGTAATACATCAGCCAATGTGATGGACCTTATGCAGGGGTATCGAGAAGGAACTATCGCCAGCTATCTGGCGTGGCTTTATTCATAAAGTGGCGGTAGCAGCAATAATCCACCACTCATCGCCTCGCTTCAGCACTGTTCCTGGGCACCATCAGCTACGGGATCTATCTGCCGCAATTCCTTATCCTGGCAGTCTTGCGTTGGTACTTGCCGCAAAGCGGATTCGCTGTTTTTGCTGCCGCGTCGGTTGTAGCCGTGGTGATTTCGTATCTGATGTACCGTCTGCTTGAGCTTCCAGCTTTGAGGTATGGCACTGCCTTGGGTAGTCGAATATTTGTCAGGCCGTTAAGACCTTCTTGAATTCATGCAGCCCGCCGCGAGCGGGCTTTTTTACGTCCAACCGATAAGGACCCCGCCAGATGACACGAGCCATTATCACCCTCATTCTGTGCATGCATCTGCTGCTGCCGGTTGCCGCATGGGCGCAGGACGCGGTAAAGAGTCCGCTTAACTACTCCCTCAAGGTCTACGGCGGAATTCTCGCTGTTGCGCTTTTGGGTGGGCTGGCTAGTTGGTTCGGCAAGGTCCGCAGAGGGGAACTGCTTATGTGGAACATCAGCGCACTTGTCGGGGAGCTGTGCATTAGCGCCTTCGCTGGGCTGATTGCCTTTTACCTGTGCGACTACATGAATCTGCATCAAGGCCTGACCGCCGCGATTGTCGGGGTTTCCGGGCATGCTGGCACCAAGGGGATCAACTGGATTGAGGGCCTGGGCCAGCGATTCGCGGAAAAGAAACTCGGTATTGACACCACCATCCCCCCAAAGGAGTGATATGACACCCCAAGACATCGCCCGCTGCACTGGCGCCCGAATTGACCGCGCTCAATACTGTGCGGATGGCCTGAACGACGCCATGCGGCTGTATGACATCGACACACCAGCACGCAAGGCCATGTTCCTGGCCAACATCGGGCATGAGACTGGCGGCCTGAAATGGCTGAAGGAAATATGGGGGCCGACACCGGCGCAAACCCGGTATGAAGGCAGGGCCGACCTTGGAAATACCCAGCCCGGGGATGGCCGTCGTTTTGCCGGCCATGGCATGCTGCAGACCACGGGCCGATTCAACCATGCGGCTGTGCGCGATCGGCTGCGCAAGCGATTCCCAGACATGGCCGTTCCGGATTTTGAGGAAGACCCGGAACGGCTGGCAGACCCCGAGTGGGCATCCCTGTCTGCTGCCGACTACATTGCCATGAAGGACTGCAACCGCTTTGCAGATTCTGGCGACTTCGACGGCTATTGCGACACCATCAATCGGGGCCGGAAGACGGCGGCTGACGGCGACTCCAACGGCTACGCTGACCGGTTGAAGCTGTTCAAGATTGCATCTGAGGTGCTGGGATGACCGCCCTCCTGAACTGGCGCGTGTGGGCCGCCATCGCCATGGCTATTGTGCTTGCGGCCTCCCACTGGAAAGCCTACACGGCAGGCGGGAAAAGCGTGCAAGCGGGATGGGACAAGGAGCGAGCAGAGCTGACCGCCACCGCGTTGGCCGCGAGCGAGGCAAATCGTGCAAAAGAAAAAGCCATGAATCTTTCACTGGACAAAGTAAGGAACGACTATGCGAAAGAAAAGTCTCTACGCGCCGCTGATGCTCGCGTTACTGCTGGTCGGCTGTCAGAGCTTCAAGCCGCCCTCGATAGTGCCGCCAGTGCAGATCCCGTCGCCACCGGAGGAGTTGATGAAGACCCCAGACTTGGCATCATTGCCGAATGTGCCGGAGCTGCTGTCAAACTGGACCAGGCAGTTAAAGGCTTGGCAAGCCAGACAATTGCTTTGCAGAACTTCGCCAGCGAAGTGTGCGTAGCCAAATGACCGACTTCGCCGCAGGCCTGACGCTTGGCATCCTCGTCGGCGCGATCATTATGGGGTGCTTTGTCGCCTGGTGCAATTCATGACGCTGAGCTATGTCGAGCCTGCGCCGGAGCCTGTCGCGGTGGTGCTGGCGGATTCGGATGAGTAGGGCGTAGTCAAAACGGGTCATTCCACATATCGGCAATCATGGCCGGCCAGTTCAAAATGTTTGAAAACATGGATATTGGCGAAATAATGCACGCGATTAAAAAAGAGATTGGCAACAAAACCCTGCCAACCGTTTTGACCAAAAATTCAAAGACTGCTCCCATCACTCACTCCTTTGTTTGGCGGACTCTTTCCGCAACTGCCGACAGAACCGCACATCAGACCGCGTTTTCATGCGGTGTTCCTCGATGGTCAGCCATTGTAAATTGTCCCGGTGATCTGCGCCACCAGCGCAGAGCGGGGTCGCATGGTCCGCTTGGTATCCAGGGCAACGCAGCTCCGGCTTACCAGTAGCAGGGCATGGCACGGCGCGTTTAAACGCCAGCACCTCAGCCGCTGAGCGCTGTCCGGCCATTGCTGGCAGGGATAGGCAGAGGGCTAGGAGTAGGGCGGTTTTCATGGTGCTATGCGCCAACGATGCGCCTAGGGATGCGCCTATTGCTACAACAACCATAGCTATATAACTATGGTGCCCGGGGCCGGAATCGAACCGGCACGCCTTTCGGCGGGGGATTTTGAGTCCCCGACAGATTTGAGCACTGGCGCGGCCTGTGACCAGATTATTGGCGCATTGAATTCTCATTTTGCCGTCAATTTGTCGGTGTAGCGGGAATTGATGCGCCTACGATTGCGACCGGCGGTTGGGCCATGACTTGAGCCAACAATTCACCTATATTGTTTAATCGTAATGCCATGTCGCAAGCGGCTTGGTTATCCCCATACGCATACACAGGGATGTTGTGGCAGCACATTTCAAGCGCCTGTTGTAAAAGTTCTTTATTCATCGCTCATCCTTTAATTCAATTGCTTCATTCAATAGCCGCTTGACCCACCTAGACCCGCCAAGCTCCAGAAACTTGGCTTTCTGCGCTGGTGTGGCCTTGATGGTGATTAGCAGGGTTGCTTTGTCTGTTGCTGGTGGTCGGCCTGCCCCTTCACGCTTGCCGCCAATCACCGTAGCAGGCGCTGTAAAAATCAATGATTCCATTAGATCAACGATTTTTTTGCCGCGCCTAATTGCCGCATAAGAGGGTTTCCGCTCCCCCTCTTTGCGTTTGTTTGTTTGGCTTACCATGCGTTCCAGCCTTTGGCTTCCTGCTCGTCAAACCATGAGCAGGTCTCTGCGAAGGTTTCAACAGGAACAATGTAAGCCTTTCCGTAAGGAGCAACGCCGACATAAAGGCGAACACCGAAATATTCGCTAGACCTAACTTCTTGGCCGCGATTCATTGTTTGTGCTGTTGTCATTTTGTTTGCTCCGTTTCGTTGTTGATGAATCAAGTATATACCAGAATCATCCAGAGTCAAGCAAATCAACAAATTAATTTCTAGGGACAAACCCTACCTAACCGCCTTTAACTTAGTTGGTTTCGTTCTGTAATGCTTGTCCACCAGCCCAGCGCTGGAGTGCTGCAATAGCATCGTCGCGCTGGCGCTGTCCTCTGCCAGATCAGCCGCCCGCTTGCGTGAGTCCCGCAAGTACATAGCCCGCAGATCGTCGGCCAGCTTGGGATTAGCCTCTGCCGCCTTGATGCGTGCCGCGTCGTACCTGTCGCGCAACATGCTCTGACTGACCGGCCTGCCGGTCGGAGTGGTCAGCAGCATGACGCAATCCACACTGCCCCGACGCTCTATCAGTGCCGTCAGCACGGGGGATTGCGCAACCTCAAAATAAGCCCACTTGCCGGTTTTGCCCGCCCTGAATCGCAGCTTGCCATCTACCGGCATCCGGACGGTTCGCGCATCGGTAAGCCTCATGCCCGTACTGGTGGCAATGTCCAAGCAGTCTTTCAGCACTTGGTCAGCCTGTTCATAGATCGCATTGAACAGCGCATCGGTAACCTCAAACTCCCGGCCGTGCTCAGGATTTTTCCAGTCCTTGACGCCAGCGGCGGGCCACGGCAGGGCGGTCATGCCCCACAGCCGCGCTTTCCCCCAAAGAATCGACAGCACCGACAATTCCCGGTTGCCTTGCGTTTTCGCGCTACGCAGGTCCAGGTACGTCCGCAGCACCGGCAGGGTGACTTCGTGCCAGGCCATCTGCCCGAACGCCGCCTCGACGTTTTTGAGCTGCTTGGCATAGCTTTTGCGGGTTTCGAGGTTGTCGTAATCCGGCAGACACTGCTCGCGCCACTTCTCGACGGCTTCCTGTACGCGCCCGATTGTCAGCGGCAAGTGGTTGTGCAGCTTGTGCCACTGCTCCAAAGCCGAAGCGTAGTCCGTACCCAGCCGCACATCAGGCTTGCCGGTGCCGCGCATGTCGTATACGTAGTACGTCCAGACGCGCCCGCCTGCGCCCTTGTAGACCTTGCTGCGAAGCCGTGGGTACTTGCTTTTTTTCACTTGATTGCCGCCAGATTCAAGCCGTTAGATCGTGCCACTGTACGCCCTTCAAGCCAGTTGCGGGCATGGACGCGGGACAGGATAACGCGCTTGCCGTCGAGCCGGTGCGGGACGCCGCGCTCAATCAGCCACGCCGTTTGCTGGCCTGCTCGGGCATAGCCGGTAAAGTCGTGAAGTTCGCCGGGTGACAGGTATTCGCTATCGCTCATACCGGCCCTTCCTTGGTTTGATCGGCCAGCCTGCGCAATGTGCCGGTAATTCGCACAACTTCAGCGTTGCTCAGGATGTTGTGTTCATCCACCCCGCCGATAAAGTTTGCCGCCGCGATGAGGTCAGCAGAATCAGGATTGATCTGGCCGATGGGTGCTGGTGGCAGGGGCATCCAGTGGGTGTATTCAAAGGTTTCAGTAACGCGCCATCGCGTCTCCAGCTCTTTCGCCGGAAGCCATGCGCAGAAGTAAGTTCCTTCGGCGCGCCCAACGTAGCTGCATTTGGGTTCTCCGCCGTCGAGGCTCCACGGCCCATCGTCCTCGTCTTCGGACAAAACCTCGAAATACCCGTTAACAACGTCGTAAACCTGCCCATCAGCAATGTCCGCAAGAATGACCGGTGTCCCATCCTTCGGCGCCGTCTCAATCGGCAACCACTGAGACACCCCGCCCCCGTCACCCCTGCCCAAATCCGGCTGCTGTTTTGGCGGTGACGTGGCGTTTTTCATGGCCTTGGTCAGCATGTCGCGGAACCACTCCATGCGCCCATCTTCCTCGTCGTCAACGTCAATGTCGAACGACTGCACGCCGATAGTCAAACGCAGGCGGCGCGGCTTGTAGTTCTCCATGATCTGCACGGTCCAATTGGTCACCGTCTCTTGCTGTTTTGGCGGTGCTGGGGAGGCGGCGAGATAGCCCTCAGCGCTTGCGGCTAGGTCGTTCAGGCGGTCACGCAGCCAGTCGAGGTTTTCGGGCTTGATCTGAGCGGCAATTCTTTTGATCTGGCGCTGGAGTGCTTCACTCTGCACGGTGCCGTAGTGCCCCCAGATGATGGAATAGGTTTTCTGGTGGGACGCGCGCTCAGCCTTCAGCAGCTTCACGACGCCTAGGTATGCGTCAGGCAACGTTTGCTTGCCATCGCAGTGAGGACAGGCCACTTCCATGTCGTAAGCGTCAGGGCCGTTGTCACTCGGCACCATGACCGACCCTGCGCCATCACAATTCGGACACGGCACCAGCCCCTCGGGTACAGCGGCTTGCTGGATTGCGGCGCGGCGGTTCCAGGCCGCAATCGCTTCCTCGCGAGTGTCGGCAGTTATTTGCGCGCCACACCGCCAGCCACCCACGCCGCAATGCATCGTCCAGCACTGAGAGTCGCCGGGCTTGCGTTCACGGTGGCTGACGTAGTGCCGCATCCCGTCCGTTTCGCGCCAATATCCTCCGCTGGGGTAAAGCGTGTCCTCCAGGTCATCCGGGGTTTTTCTGCCGCAGAAGGGGCAATCTTTAATTTGTTCCATTGGAGGCTCCCAGAATCAGTTTTGCGGCCAGCAACGCATCGGGGCAAGGTCTGCGTTGTAGACGCGCCCGCTGCGGGTCTTGACGAACTTTCGCTCGATGTCGGCGCTCATTTCCCCTCCCCCTGGTCACTGCCCTTGCTGGCGAGAATGGCGTCTACGGCTGCGTCAAGAGTTTCAGCCCTCAGTGGTGCGCCGATGCCGTCGATCACACTCCAATGCTGTCCACGGCGCAGCCACCGATACCTGTCCGCATCCTTGGCGTCCCCCTGCTTGGGCGCCAAGCTGCGATAAATCTCCATGTCGGATGGAGTCGCCCCCAGCTCTGGAAATTGCTGCCTGACAGGCTCCGCAGGAGAAGCAACCGGTACACGGGCGGCGGCGAGATACAGTTTTTCGCCGTTCTTCGGAACGTAGCCGCCTACCCAACCTACCCCCACATGCAGCGGAGAAACGGACACCACCCCGACAGGTGCCGCCGCCTCCTGCGGGCGGGCAAGCTCGATAACTTGTCGCGCAATCCGGCGTGCTTCATCCTGTTTCAAGGAGTTTCCGCCGTTCTGCCATAAACGGTATTCGGGAATATCTTTCCAAGTTTCGTAAATCAACTTGGCTGCCGCCTCTACCGCCTGGTCTACTGGTGCTGTCATGATCTACTCCTTGGGTTGTGTGGTGGGGTCAGCGCGGACAATCTCGCCAGCCTCAAAATGAGCGACGTATTGATTTGGCTCGACTTGGCCGCTTCGGAGGCAGGCCAGCAGGCTTTCGGTATAGGCGTCGTCGTCGTACTCGACTTGCTGGCGCTTCTGTTCTGCTCTTTGTGCTTGTGGGCTGTGGCTCATGACATGCTCCGTTCTTCGTCGGTCAGATAGGGTCGTGAATCGCGGTAGCCGTGAATCCTGCACCGCCCTTGTGGCATCAAAATGGACGGATTGGCTTTTGGCAAATGCTGTTGGCACATAGGGCACGGGACGCCATACCGGGCTTTTATCGCCCTTTTGTTGGCATCCATTGCTCTGTAGTCTTCGCCGGTATCGCTCATTGCTAACTCCTGTTTTATTTGGCCGGTGGTGAATGTGACTCAGTGCAATGGAGCGCCCTTGGCTACCATGCGATATTTGTATTCCTCCCATGCGAACCATTGGCCGCCGTCTTGGACGTAGCAGGTCATAGCCGCGACTTTTGTAGCCTTTCCAGTGGCCGACTGATATGCGCCGCATTCCCATTCCATGAGTCCGTAAAAAACCAGCACCAGAGCTGCTAACGGCGCAATAAATATCCCGAAAATTATCTTGATAAGTTCCATTTCAATCTCCTGTAAATATGGGTGTCCTACGCTGGCACGTCCTCAAACTGCTCGACGCGCACGGTCTGAAACGTCAGCCGGCGATGCACTTCACGGGTTGCAACAACGTCCCCGGCGCAATAGTCGGCCACCTCTGCAATACGGCCAGCCTGTACGGCATCCCAAACCGTAGCGCCCGTAATATCGCCCTTGGGTGACTGGATGCCCAGTGCCTTGCACAGCTTGTCCAGGCTGATGCGGTTGCCAACGCCGGCCCACTGCACCATCGTGTCGAACACCTTTTCAGACTCCCACGGCTTGGCCTGTGCTGCCCGTGCGATCACGCCATGCGGACGGACGCGGTTGACAATCGAGCGCTGCACCATAAAACGCAGGTCAAAACTGGCGACGTTGTGACCGACCACCGTAATCGAGCGTTCGGCAGAGGGTGAAATCATGTCGCCCAAGGCGATGTAGAAATCCTCCAAAATCTCGGTTTCGCAGGTTGGCGATTGCCAGTCGGGTGACCAGACGGTTTGCGGCTTGTTGTTGTCAACAGCGAAGCCGATCACGCAAATCTGGCCGTAAGCGCCATCCAGTCCGGTTTTGCGGTAAGCCTCGTCAATCGCGGCTGGCGCTTCGGCTTCCATCCATGCGGCGATGGTTTCGGCCTTTTTGATGTTTCCGGGTGGCTTGATGGTGGCGCGGATTTCTTCCAGCACGTCCGGGCGCTGGGCTGGAATCGACTCGATATCTATCGTGAGGTACTCGTTCATGATGGTCTTTCAAAATAGGGCGAGCCGGGCCGACTACTAAACGGCTGGCGCTGTGGGTGAATTAATCCCGTCCGCCCTGCTTCCGGCTCGTAAATCAGAAGGGTGGTTCGCTGTTGTCGAAGTCGTCGTTTGGCATGTCGTCAAAGCCGGACATGGGCGGCGATGGCTTCAAGCCCTGCGAAGCTGCCCATTCGGGGCTGCGCTTGATGGCGTCTTGCAGCTTTTCATGGAAGGCGCTGAAAACCTTCATGTCCGGCTTATCGAGGTCGAACACAACCGGCTCATGCACAGCGGCAGGCTTGGCGTTTTTCAGCGCACCGGGCAGCGGGGTAAGCCCGGCGATGTTGCTGTACGTCTTGCCGTTTGTCTCGCTGGTGGTGACGTTGACCATGCAGTAAGCGCCCAACAATTTCGATACGTCAAACGCCTTTGCTTCCTCGTCGGTGAAGTCCTTGCCACGCCATGCCGCGAGGTCTTTGCGCAGGCTGGCCTTTTCGTGAAGGCTGACCGTGTAGGACTTGCTGATAGTCATCGGCATTTCCTTGCCGTCAAATTCAACAGTCAGTGGCGCGCCGGTATCATCCTCACCGAACAGCTCCCAGCCGATGCGGATTTTGTGTTGCAGCTTTTCGCCGTACTGCCCGCTTGTCAATTGCGTGCCCAAGTCAATCAGACTGAAACAGCGCCCAATGAACACGCCAGAAGGCACGCGCTTGAAGTTGCCGCCGCCAGAGTCTTTTGCAATAAATGCCATGATGAAAGTCCTTTAGTTGAATGCCAGCGTTACAGGTGCTGGTTGACCTTTTGAAATTGGTTTGTCGGTTGGTTGTGGCTCTGGTTGAGGCTTTGCGTTAATCTCGCGTAACCACCCCTCCCCATCAAAGCTGTCATCAGCTTCCATGAGGTCCATAACCATGTCTTTTGTGCGGCTCATGTCATCGCCTCCCCGATGGCAGCAGCAGCGCGGACTATGGCGCGGCGCATAGCTCGGAGCGTGTCTTCTTTGTCAAACTCGCTGAATCCCTCACGGCAGCCGTGATTGGCGCGGCAGTAGACGTGGCCCTTATTGATTTCAAGTTCCATTTCAATTGCAGCCCCCAGCCGCAAAGCATCGCCGTCATCGGTGAGCGGGTTCCACGGCACAACAGGATCGCCGTCCTTTTCGTTGCCGGTCTGGAGAATCGGATAGTTCATGAAGCGGTGAAACAGCACGCCACCATGAGCCTTAGCCGCCAGCTCCAGCAGTTCGCGGTCGGCGCTCATGTCATCGCCTCCACAGCAGCAACAACCGCCGCAAAACAAAGCGCCACTCCAAAAACAGCGGTGCAAATCTTGCCCAGCTCGTTCAGCTTGTCCCAGCGGTTGCCAACCCAATCAAGCACACGGTGCAGCCTGCTCGGTCCGGTGTAGGCTTCGATGTGCAGCGCCTGGTTCGGCTCCCAGAAGTGGCGGGCGGCTTTGTCGTGCGGCGTTTCGCGGGCTGGGCAGCCGTGGCCCTGCTCACACTTGCCGGTCATGGGGTTGCAGCAGTTCATAGCCACCTCGCGTTTTGAAGATGCCACTGAGCAACAGCGTGTGGAGTGCTTCCTCGTGGTGAGCGGCCGGGGTTGAGAAACGTCCCCATTCCCATGAGAGCCTTCGCGGCTTGCCGGTGAGCGCGGCGGCGCTTCCGCTTATCAGTCGGCCATTCGTAGCCCATCTGCAACAAACGGAAGGTGCTTTTTACTGTGCTCATTGCAGAATCTCCTTTTGAACAGGCTTGGCAAGCAGCCAGCGATCCCCAAGCATCAGCACAGAGCGAAGCCATGCACGACGATTGGCCTTGTTGATGTGAAGCGGCGCAAGCTCGTATGAGTACAGGCGAACAGCGCGGCGTTTGAGTTGAATGTTCATTTGGACAGTCCAATCACAAGGTAAGCGGCGAGCAGTACGCCGATGGTTACAGCAAGCACCCAGCCTGCAACGTCTTCCCATAGCGGGCGCTTTGTGCGGTAGTGGGTGCGGTTCATGGCTTGGCTCCTTGCGCTTGCAAGGCGGTGAATTCACGGTTCAAACGCGCCGTGTCGCCGTGGCGCAGAAAAGACAAGATCAGACGCAGCCGTTCCCGGTCAATTTCCATCTCAGAGACGGGCTGGTGCTGGGAAACCAGCATCGCGCATCGCTCATTTATTTGAGCCAGTTCAAGGCGGGCCGATGCGTTTTCGCGCTCCGCCTCCCAGCGCTTTGTTTGGTCTTTTGATGCTAGATAAACAGCAAAGTCGCTCATGACAACCCCCCCCCAAGCCGCGCAGCCTCAGACCACTGCAGTTCCAGCTTGACCGCACGCGCCTGGTTGTCTCGCGCTGGCCCTCCGCTTTGCTTGTAGCGGTGGATTGCCATGTCGGACTCGATGCGGTCGGCTTCTGTTGCCAGAACCGGGGCCGTCATTGGGGTGTTTGGCGTGGTCATGCTGCACCGCCTTTGCTGGCGAGAATGGCGGCGCGTACAGGCTCAAACAGCTCGTTGAGCTTGCTGGTGACGTGGCGCATGTTGGATGCAGACACGGCGTCCAACGTCATGCCCTCGGCTTGCAGTAGCGCGTGCACCTTCGCCAAGTCAGGCTCAGGGAACACGCTGAAAGGATAAGCTGCTGCCCAGTCCTTGAGCTGGTCGTCAAAGGTCTCGACGGCCTCGGCTATCGCATCCTCGGCGTCCCCTTGCTTGGGTACTGGGGTGGCGAAACACACGGCGCGAGGGTTGTCGTGCTTTTCTGCGTGAGCCTTATCTGTCGTGAAGCCGGTGAAATGTTCATCCGGTTTGCCTAGCGCGCTGGAATGCGTCCAATCGTACAGATAACCGATGATCGCCCCCACTCCAGCTCCACCGGGAGGGGTGGCGTAGAGCGGCTCAAGGTCATCCCAAGCCTTGGTTTCGTAGTAAATCCAGAGGCCGGACTCCTTCCGACGCCACGCCACTGGCACCCCGCCACTATCCCCACCGACAAAATGATCCGAATTGTTTTGCATCTGGTTTCTCCTTGTTAGGCGGTGATCGCCAGCAAGCTGTTGAGCTTTTCAGTCAGCCGCGTGATGGCGTTCTCGGCGTCTGCGCGGACTCTCTTGATTTCGTCGCGCAGGGATTCGGCTTTGTTCTCGATCAGCTCGTTTTCGTCGTCAAGCTCAACCGTCACCGTTGCGGTCCCGGCCTTGCTGTAGCCCTTGATGCCCGTCATGTCGTAAGTCGTGAAGGTCAGGGCTTTGACGGCGTCGGCTTCGTCGTCGTTTTGAAGTCGCTCCGGGTCGCTGTACTCGGACAGAGACACAAAGAGCTGTCCAGTGATCTTGCGTTTCGCCATGTCATTTCTCCTGTTGTTCAATCAGTCCACAAGGCTCTAGGCCCGCTACAAAACGCAGACTCGCTGCGGTTTAGGGTGGGAGTTAGGCTTTCCATTCATGACCGCATGGGCAGCGGTTAATCGGCAAGTCGCTCGGGTGCATTCCTCGCTCGCTTGTGATGTGGGCCCACTCGACGCCGCCGCACGATGGGCACTCGCCCTCAGCTTTTGTGGATGTGGGCCATGCCAACCTCCTCGCCAGTGCAACGCGCGTCTGAAGGCCGTGCAGTGCGTGGTCCCGCGCCAGCGCGTTGCGAGGCTGCAGAAGTGCTTCAATGGCGTCGTCTAGCAGCTCTATGTCGCCCTGACTGAGTTGTCCAAGGTCTTCCGCCCACCCACTTCCGGGAGCGGCGGGGGACTGCTCTGGAAGTGGCGACGGGCCGATCGCCGTGGTGCCGTCGCTGTAGGTTTTGGTGTAGCCGCTCATGCTGCAAGCGCCTCAGTCATGCTGGAGAAGCCGCCTTGCAGGCCGTTGTGCGGCACAAAGCGATAGAACTTGTCGGCCTTGGCGTTTGCCAGAACGTAGGCGTCGGGCATGTAGTCGCCTGGAGTTGCCTGCGTAGCCATCACGCGCAGTTGCATGAAGCCGACTTTGACCATTTCGCCAACTGCCCAGACTTGTTTGCTTTTCGTGATCACTATGTTTCTCCAAGTAGTTAGTAAATCCACACCAGAGTGATGAATAGGACGGGCTGGAACTCGACATCCAGCTTGCTTCGTCGCCCTAGCTCATGCATGCCATCTGGTGCCCATACGGCGCTCACCCGGTACGAAAGCGGGCTGATTACCTCTTGCATGCACTAGCACTTCCTTCAGTGCTGCCGTCCTATTCATCACTCTCACCACCTCAATCAGCGCGGAACTTGTTCCTAGACCTCCCTGCTCCATCGTTGGGGTTAGCGCCGTATCGGTTGCGCTAGGTCGTTCTGCTTTTTGATTCGATGTGTGAATATTAGGCCCGCCTTACATGCTTGTCAATAGGCACACCTAACAACACGTGCAAAATAAACCCTATAAGTAAAAACCCTAACCAGAAGTACAGGCGTAAAAAAGCCCGCACGCAGCGGGCTGGTGGTGGTGGGGTGAGGCGGCTACGCAGCGGTCACAAGAACCTGGGAATCGCAAACAAAAACTTCACACCCATCCACACGACAAATCCAATTGCCCACGAGGCCTTCTTGCTGCGGCCCTTATTCATGGTGTTTTGTGCCAAGGTGAAAAGCAGCCACATAACGAGCGCAATAATGGCCGCATCAATAAAAGCAATAAGGGGCTCGGCGCCTTCCCCAACCATCTGGACGCCCCCCAGCACACCCACTATAGCCAGCCACCATGTCAAGTAATAACGCCCATCCTTAAACAGTGGTCTCGGTTTTTTAGTTGCTTCTTCCATTGAATCCCCTTAAAGCCACACGAGCCGCGTGTGTTCGGTGGCGCACATTAAGGCACCAACTTGGTTCGCGCCTAATCAAAAAGTGGTAATGTATACGGGAATGTGTAAATCTTGGCCGTCGCTTGTTTTATGCGGCGAGGTTTTCCGGAATCGACACCGGATTAAGACCAACGTAGCCCCTAAGCATGTTCTCGGCCTTATAAAGCTCGGTTTCCGGTAGGCGCTTGACGGCGGTTAACAGCTCCTGGCTGAACGGCCAGTCTTTCAGGTCTGGAAACTTCGGGCCTTTCCCGGTCATAAGCCAATAAGGGCGTACACCGCAAAATTCTGCGGCCTTAATTAGGCTTTTAGCCTCTAGGCTAACGGTCTTGCCGCTGAACCAGTCGCTTACCGATGGCGCACTAACTTCGCATGCGCGTGCAAGCGCGGCCCGCCAGCCCCGACGGTCAACCTCTACCTCCTTCAGCCGTTCCATGAGAGTGCTCATTAGAACCATGCTAGGGCAAAAATAGTTAGGCAGACCTATTGACATGATACTAAGGCAGGCCTAACATTAGGCCGCATGGAAGCACAAGAACTCATTGAAAAGCTCGGCGGCACGTTCGCCGTCGCTGAACTCGCTGGCGTCAAGCCTCCCTCTGTCTCTGAGTGGAAGTCGAACAACCGCATACCAGACGACAAGTTGCTCAGGCTTGCGCCCATCGCGCATGAGCGTGGCATCGTGACGCGACAAAAGCTTTTCCCAAATGACTGGCAAGCAATCTGGCCCGAGCTGGCTACACCCAAAGCCAAGCAGGAGGCCTAAATGCCCGCACTCACCACCACCCAACTGCGCGCCCTCGGCTCTGCTGCTGCAGACCGTGGCGAACAAATCTATGAAGCAGAGATTCGCAGCGGCCTGACCAGCGCCGAACTGATCGAGTTTGAAGCTGGTTATTTCGCACGGCAGTTTGAGCGCGAGGGGCAGGGCGCTGTATGCGCTGAGCCAAGTTGACGTTTTTGTTTGCATGCACCGATGGTGCTTTTTATTTGCCTTAAGGGGATATGAAAGTGAAATCAAAAGAGTTGAGCCAAGTTGCAGAACAGCGCGAACTGGACCTGTTCCGTCAGCCTGAGCGCAATGATGCCCCAGTGGAAATGATCCGCAAACAGCAAGGCTCAGGCGCTGCCTTCACGCTGGCCTGTTCGTCATCGGGCCTTGCAGACCAAACCATTTACGAGTTCGTCGGCATTGACGCCGGGACGTTCTCCAAGATCAAAAAGGGCCTTGCCACGCTGCAGGCCGATGACTGGCCGAAGTTCTGCTACGCCGTCAACAACTACATCTATCCAGAGTGGTGCGCCTTCCAGATCGGACGCACTCTGGTGGAAATCAAGACCGAAGCCGAGCGGCGCGCAGATGCGGCAGAAAAGCGCGCAGCCGATGCTGAGTTGAAGGTTAAGACCTTGCTCGAAACATTCCAAGTTCGCGCCGCCTAACCACAAGGAGCAAAACATGGACGAACAGATGCGCGACGTGAAATTGTCGCTTGATGAAATCAAAGACCTTATGGGCTGGCTGGCGCCCGAGCATGACGGCAGAGACTTTGAATCTGAGTGCCCAAGCTGCACCGCCTACCGCAAATTGTCCGCAGCCCTATCCCAGCCAGCCGCGCAGACTGAGCAAGCCCCCAATTTCCCGGTTCACACGCCGGCAAGGGTGTTCCCATGACCAGCTCACCTGCCCAACGCCTGAAAGAAGCGCAACTGTACCTAGCAGAGCGCGCCGCACGCAACCCGAAGCTGACTCCATCGCGGACGTTCGTTAACTCAACGACCACCGGCCTGTACACCGGCAATCGGATGCAGTCCGCTCGCCCTGACGCAGACCAGCATTTTCAATACGCCGGCGCCGGGTTTCAGGCGCAGATCGATCGGAGGACGGTATGAACTGCAAACCGGGTGATTTGGCTGTGGTTGTGCGGACTGGCCGGGCTTATCGACATTTTTTGGGCCGTGTGGTGACTGTTAAGAGGGCGTGCCGGGTGTTCCCTGAGTCATGGGACTGCGATCCGCCATTCATTGTTGATGGGCTTGAGGCTTCAGTCCGCGACAGCGGGTTGCGCCCCATCCGCGACCAACCAGGAAACGAGCAATTCGTAGTCGAAGCCCGCAAGTCTCTGCCCCGGCCTGCTACTGCCAAGGGTGACACCATTGATGTTCGCGGGGAGGTGCATTCATGAGCGCCGTTCTCAGCTTCACCGACACCCGCAGCCGCAGCACTGACGGCGACACCAGCAAAGCCGCAGCAAAGGCCGCTGTGAGCCGCAAGGCTGACCGGGAGCGTGCTGCCATCGTCGCCGCCGTTAAGGGCGCCTGGCACGGCAATGGCTTGACGGCCCGCGAGGTGGCTAGCGTTACGGGCATTGACTACATCACCGTCCAGCGCCGCATTTCGGAATGTGGGCTGAAAAAGACCGACGCCGAACCGCGCGACGGTTGCCGCGTGTGGAGCGCCAACGCATGAGCCATGGTTTCATTTATCTGCTTGGTAATCGCGCAATGCCGTGCTTTTACAAGATCGGTTGCACGCAAGGCTCCCCACATGCCCGCGCTCAGCAGCTATCGGGAGCCAGCGGCGTGCCTCATTCATTTGATGTGCTGCTTTACATCGAAGTCGCCAACTTCCAGCGCGAAGAACAACGGTTGCACCGCGAGTTGTCCGACTTTCGAGCCAGCGACAGGCGCGAGTTCTTTTGCTTCGGCCCCGCTCACATGAATTGGCTCTGGTACGTGTTCAGCACCTTCCCGGAAGTGCTGTCTTTTTCATCCCCCGGTTGGCACAGGTACGCGGCGAAGCCCGAGTTTCCCGATGACTACGTGGATACGTGGATTGATGACGGTGAGTACCTACACGGCCCCAGTTCGGCGCCCATCGAATCTGTTGAAGTAATGGTGATCTGATATGGCCCGTTCACGCAACATCAAACCCGGCTTTTTTAAGAATTACGAATTGGCCGACATGGGGCCGCTCGCGCAGATTCTGTTCGCCGGTTTGTGGTGCCTTGCTGACCGCGAAGGGCGCCTGGAAGACAAGCCGCGCCTAATCAAAGCCGAAATCTTTCCGTATTACGACTGCGACGTTAACGGTGAACTCACGAAACTAGAACGGTTAGGTCTCGTAGTGAGGTACGAGGCTGGCGGTTTCTCTGTTATCGAGGTGCGCAACTTCAAGAAGCACCAGACACCGCACAACACCGAGAAGGCATCCGTCCTGCCTGCTGCGCCTGAAAAAACCTCAACAGAATCAACACACTCTAACGATAACGGTGAATTAACGGTGAGCCCACCAAAGTCTAACGGTGGAAATCCCCCTGATTCTCTGATTCCTGATTCCGGATTCCGGATTCCTGATCCCTTGGTTCCGGCTGACGCCGACAAGCCAAGCCGCGCAAAGCCAAAGACCAAACTCCCTGAAGACTTTTCTCCGGATGAGACCGGACTCAAGAAGGCGCGTGAGGCAGGGTTTGACCCGATGGAGGAGTTGGAGAAATTCCGCGACCACCACACGGCCCAAGGATCAACGATGGCGAATTGGCAAGCCGCGTATCGCACTTGGATCGACAAGGGCAAGAACTTCCGCCGCCCCGCATCAAACGGGTACGCCAAGCCCGCGCCAAACGCCACCGTCCCCGGCAAAGCTGAGCGCGACCCCGAGCTGACCCGGCTCGACATTGAGCGCGCCCGAGCCGTGCCTATGCCAGCCTCCGTCCGTGAAGCGATGGCAAAACTGAAACAAGGAGCCACAGCATGACACCAGAAACCGAAAAACAAGTTTTGGGCGCCATGTCCGGCGTGATGACTGCAAACCAAATCCGCCACGCAACCGGATTGCCTCATGAGCAGGTTTACGCCGTCCTGGTGGCGCTTGAGGCGCAGGGCCGGGCGAGTCTGCGTTGCCACCTTCAGCGCATCGGGAAAAAGGTAAGCAGCTATTCGGTTTGGAGTGCAGCATGAAAGTCACATGCGCAGATTGCCAGCGGATAACCCGCCACAAGCAGGCCAGCCAAAAAATGTACACGACAAAACACGGCTTCTGCGGCTGCGCTCTGCAACCGCATTACGTTTATTTCTCGCGGCTGCGGGAGCGGGATTGCAAGGACTTTGTGAAGGTGGCGGCATGACCTACAAGCAAAAGGTAGTTATCGGCGATGCGACGCTTTATCAGGGCGATTGCATGGACATTCTGCCGACCATTCCGGCTTGCCACCACGTCATTACAGATCCACCCTATGAGGCTGAAGCTCACACCAAAGGGCGCAGGGTAAGCGGAAAACAGGACAACGGCGAGCGCTCCGTGGAAATGGCGGCTCTGGATTTTGAGGCAATGACGCCGGAGCTGCGCAACTCCTGTTCGGCTGCAGCTGCAGCTATTTGCGGGGGCTGGATGCTGGCGTTTTGCCAAGCTGAGGCCGTAGCCGCATGGCGTGATTCGCACGAGTTGGCAGGCGCCAAATACAAGCGCTCCATGATCTGGATAAAGCCAGACGGAAGCCCGCAATTCACCGGGGATAGGCCGGGCATGGGGTATGAGTCCATCGTGGCGAGCTGGTGCGGCAAAGGACGCAGCACTTGGAATGGTGGGGGGCGCCACGGTGTCTTCACGCACCCGCACCGGGAAAGCAACAGCCCCAAGCAGCACATGACGCAAAAGCCATCGACCCTGATGCGGGAGTTGGTGGTTCTTTTCAGCACTCCAGGCGAGATCATTCTCGACCCGTTCATGGGTAGCGGCACGACAGGCGTGGCTTGCATGCAGACGGGCCGGGGGTTTGTCGGCATAGAGCGCGAACCCAAATACTTCGACATTGCCTGCAAGCGCATAGAGCAAGCCCACGCGCAGGGCCAGCTATTCGCGCCAGAACAGAAAAAGCAAGAGCAGGAGGCGCTGCTGTGAAATTCACCGACCGCCAAAAATCCCTACACGCCGCCCGCGTGTACCTGATGCAGTCACGGGCGACAAAGCATCGCGGCTGGTCATTCTGGCTGCTAGACGCTGCAGGACGTGCGCGGCGCGAGTGCTTGCCTGTTCAGCGGGGGTTGCTGTGATAAAGATCACCTTGCCCTTTCCAGCATCCGAGCTATTCCCCAACCGTTCAAAAGGCCGTCACTGGGCCAGCCTGAGCGCCGTCAGGGCGTCCGCGCTGAATACCGCCTACACCTTGACCTACCAGGCTGTCAGCAAGCACCGTGGCCCGTGGCCTGACCTGACCAAAGACGTGCCGCTAACCCTGACGTTCTGCCAGCCTGACAAGCGCGGACGCGATGCCGACAACATGCTTGCCGCTGCAAAACACTTGCTGGATGGCGTTGCTACGGCTTTGACCGTCAACGACAAGCGCTTTTCGCCAATCACCATCAAGCGCGGCGAAGTGGTCAAGGGTGGCGCTTTGGTTGTGGAGGTTGGCGAATGACCAGCGCTGAACTTATCCACAAGGACAAGCTGGCGCAATTGGGGTGCCTTGCCTGCCTGCGCATCTACGGCGCGCACGATCCCGGCCCGGTAGAGCTGCACCACTTGCGCAGGGGTGGCTGGGGTAAGGGTGATTACAAAACCCTGATCCCGCTGTGTGTCGAGCATCACCGGGGTAAGACCGGGATTCACGGCATGGGCACGAAGGCGTTTGACGCGGCTTACCCGTTTACACAGCAGGACCTTCTGGACGATGCGCGCAAGTTGGTTTCTGCACTTTTGGAGAAATTTCCATGACAGCAATAGCAGCAACCACAGGGACCATGCGCAGCCGCGTTGATGGAACCCTTGTAATGACCATTGAATTTCAGCCAACCGAAGCGCAGGACGCCTTCAGACTGTTTTCCGCGCCGGGTACACAAATCGCCGTAGTCGGCTTAAAAGCAGGGACATATATCGAGCAGGTGGCCACCAATAAATCCAATGAAAACAACAGCTTAGATGCGGAAAACGGCAATCAGGTGGCCACCCCAAAAAAACCCAAGGGCGGCGAACTGGCGCGTCTGGCGGGCATTTGGGGCAACGAGCCGAAGTTCTGGCGGTGGATTCGCACTGTTGGCGGGCCTGAAATCGACAACGACATGCAGGCGGCGGCATGGATCAGGGCTGAGTGTGAAGTGGCAAGCCGGGTAGAGCTTGACCACAACGACCGCGCATCAATGCGGTTCCAAGAGCTTATTCGCCTGCCCTACATGGCTTATTTGAGGGCGAATCCTTAACGATGCTCAGCGGCCAGAGCTTGATGGCGCAACAACTGAAAGGCAAATTTATGACACAAGAGCAAACATTCGGAGAAAAAGCGGTTGGACTGAGCTTTAACCCGAGCGGTGACGACGCGGTGACCAATTGCAAAAAAGGCTACGCCGCAGTGATTGACGAAATGAACCACCTTCGCACGAACACCGAAAACCCGGAAGTCAAGCGCATGGCATCGGTTGCCATCACTGAGGCGCAGGCCGCGCAAATGTGGGCTGTCAAAGCCCTGACGTGGAGGGTTTGACCATGAATCCGTATACAGGACATTTGGTCACAACCGATTCGACCCAATTGCTTCAGGCGGGTTATCTCGCACTGCCAGAAGAATTAAACAGGGCCGCCACCCTAAAGCTAAACGGCAATTCAGAGGCGTATGTCAGCCTGAAATCAGGAGGCAGGCTGTCAGATTGGGCGAAGAAGAAGCGCAAGGCGAAGATTTCCGCTCAGTCCAAAAGGAAAAACAGGTAGTCAATAACGATGCCGTCGCGGCCCCGGCACCTTGGGCGCACAACCTAGGAGAAAAAGATGGACGAACTAAAGCTACTGATTGAAATGGTGAGCAACTTGCCGAGCTTGGCTGTGTGGGTGCTGGTTGGATACCTTGTTTACAAGGTTGTGGTGATTGGGTCGATTTACGGGCTGGCGCGCTTTGGCATTGACAAGCTGCATGACTGGCTCACTAAGAGGAAAACCGAATACGTCAGGGTGGAGACACAGGTATTGCTGGACGGCTTTGTCATAAGCGACACCAAAGAAAGGTTAATGGCCCAGCTTCGCCGAGCGGCTGCGGCACAGAAATACAAATCTGATTACATCCATGATTTCACTGTTGATTGGCTGAGCGCAGCTATTGACGACAAGATCGCCAAAGACCAATCCCACCAAGCCGCCTGACCGCCTGTTATTAACTTGGGAGAAGTGAATGAATAGCGAAATCGAACGACTGGCGGAAGAGGCGGAACTGGCTGACGAGTTTGGGCGACCGCTACCGGCATACCCGCGAAGGCTCGCCAAATTCGCCGCCCTGGTGGCCGAGGAATGCGCGAAGCACTGCGAGACGCTCCGATTCAGTGAATTGGGTCCAACGAAGGCGGCGCAGCATCAGCGAAACCTGTGTGCCTACGCCATCCGAGCCAAGTTTGCACTTCGCCACGAGACACCCGAGGCCAAATGAAAAAGACAAGCGGAATCCTGCTAACCCTAACAGCGCTCCAGACGCTGGGAGTAGCCACCTTCAAGCAAATAGCCGACCACTGGAACAGAAGCCCTAAGTTAGCCAGAACGTATGTGGCCCGTTACTGCGAATTGGGCTACGTCGAGCGGGTCAATCCCGGCACCAACCCGGCTCAGTTTCAACTGACGGCAAAAGGGCTAGAGATTCTGGAGCCGGATGACGAGGCCAATCACAAGCCAGGCAGGGCATCGCACGAGGCTTTGGAAGGCGATCGACTAGTGGCAAGGGCCATCCGGACGCAGCCGGCCAGCGTGTGGGACTTGGGTAGAGCGACATGACGCCAATAACAAATGACGACGAATGGAGCTACAGCCTGCACATGCAGGGATCGTGTTCAACGCTGCCCCAAGAGCAGGAGGACGACACGATAGCCCGCCTTCACGCTGTCATCAAGGAAATCACCGGCAAGGACGTGGAGCGGCCAGTCAAGCCGCGAATGGGCTTTTTGCCCTGACTTGGGTAGAGCTGTTTAAACAACCAAAAAGGCGGAAACATGGCAACAAGCACACTCGACAACCCACCATCGTTAGAGGAACGCTACGGAGCGGCGACGGCATCTAGCAATCTCAGGCTTGACGAAAACCGGCGCGGTGCGGTCAATATGCTGATTGCCGCTGGTGTTGCATCAAGGCCGGATAAAGACGGCGTGGTGAAGGCATCGCGGGCCTTGGGTGGTGCTTTAACCCGGCTTCTGTCTGAGTGGCACCAATCCGCCAAGCCACAGCGCATCCCGGTCAGGAGCTTCAAAGACTGGATGGAATCGCTGCCAAGGGTCAACCAGGGGGAAAGGATGGTCCGGGACGTGGAGGGCGCCCGCAAGAGCCGCCGCGACCAGCAAAAAGCCAGCGACCGCGCCTACCATCAGGAGCTTGTCCTGCTCGCCCAAAAACTACCCTCCCGCGTGCTGGTGCGCGAAATCCTGTTTGCTGTGGCTGTGAAGTGGAATTGCGAAGATCCGGAGCAGACCGTGGCCGCTGCCATTGCCTACTGGCTGGCGAGCAAGTGCGGGACATGCCACGGCACGGGCGAAGTGCAGGCCGGTGACAAGGTGCGGACATGCCACGACTGCAAGGGCGGGACGGAGGCGCCTGTTCCGGGGGCTGATGCGGGGCGGGCGCTTCTGGCGTTTATGGATGACAGCAGGGGCGCATGGATGGGTCAATTCAAAAAAATGTATCGGGAAATCCACAATTCATGAAAAAAAGTGTTGACATTCAAGAATATCTCGTATAATTGCTAGCGTGGGTAGCAAGATGACGCATTGCGCCGCCCGCCTTTCTGTCGAACTACTGGCGAAAGTCAGGGCCTTTAAGGCGTAGCCGACAGCAGAATTTACCGAAGCCAGCCTAGTCGCTGGCTTTTTTCGTTTCCGCGTCCAAGCTGACGGGTTCAGCCCCGAGCCTTCCAAGCTCCGGTGAGTTCGGTTCGATTCCGACTGGACGCTCCAAAAATTCCGCTACACCCCAAAAATTCCGCTACAGGGGTGCCCGGCGCGCTTTTCTGGCCTTGATGTTGAGAAGCTCCCATAAGCCGGGATGCATGGCAGCAATGCCCGCCTCCCAGTCCTGCAGGGTCCGGCGCGTGCTGTGTATAGCCGCAGCGCATTCTTCCTGCGTCCAACCGGCACTGGCCCGGAGGACTTTTAGCGCGGCAGGCGAAAAAGGCGCCAACGGAGGTCGTTTGCGGTTCGGGTGGTTAGGCATTAACAACGGTCCAGGTCTGGACGTTCAACCGGCTGCTGTCTTCAAATTCGAGGACTTCAAGCTCGTCGGCTGCGTCGAATTCTTCGGCGGTGCTGTCGTTTCTGGCGGTTTGAGTGTGCGCTGCAGACTTACCCAGAAGTTCGTAATTTTCGGCGGTTGTCATTTTGGGCTCCTTGATTTAGTGAACTGCGCCACGGACAGCGCCGAAGTCGATCACGTACAGGTCGCGGCGAACATCACCCTTGCGAACTTGCGCGCCACGGATAACAAGCGTGTCGCCGTCCAGCTCGATTGCGCCGTGGTCGTTGTAGTTTTTAGCGGCGGCGAGGAAGTCGGCCAGAGTGTCTTGCGTGGTAACCAGGTCGATCGAACCGTATTCGGTGTTCATGTTGCACTCGCCGCCGAGCTGCTCGAAGGCTGCTTCGATCTGTTCGTCGGTCAGGTTGATGAGGTTGCGCATTTTGATTTCCTTTGCCCCTGGTCCCGAGGCGCGGCGGATTCGTCGAATCCATGGCTTAAATATAACACGGAATCCGTGCGAACAACTACCGTTCGTCGGAAAGATTTAATTGTTTCCGCGCCCACAAGCGCAACCCCATGCGGGCCACGTTCGATACGTAATAGATACGCGCCGCCACTCGCTGAGTACAGGATGCGACCTCGATTGCGGACGCTGGCCCCGCTGTATAGCGCATGAGCGCAAAGAGCCTGCGGTAACCGTGCCTGTAAAACTGTGTGTACACAGCCCTTAGTCCCGAATGATCGGGTTGGTGAGGCGGTGACAGCCGGAGAGACGGCGCCATTTCTCCTTGGTTGGCTCCACACCAACCTTAGCCCCCGCGCTGACCATCGGCCCGGGGGCTTTTTTACATCGACTTGCGGCGATTCCGCATGTTTGCGCAAACCGGAGCCCGTCGCGGGGTTTGACCCATGGCAACCACCAAGACAGTATTTAAAAAAGGCGAGAAAAGGCCCAACCAGGGTAAGCGCGGTCCAAACAAGGTAACCGCGCAGCTTAAGGAAATGATCCTTGAGGCGCTGGATAACGCTGGTGGCGTTGATTACCTTGAGAAGAAGGCCAACGACCCGCGCACGGCTTCGGCGTTTCTGTCGCTGATCGGCAAGGTTCTTCCTATGACCATCCAGGGACCGGGCGAGAACGGCGAACACGCCTTTACTGTCATTGAGCGCCGGATTGTTAAACCGAAGTGAGTACCCTCGCGATAGACACGCCGGAGGTTTACGAGCCTCTGTTGGTTCCTGCTCGTTATAAGGGCGCGTGGGGAGGCCGTGGGTCGGCTAAGTCGCATTTCTTTGCTGGGCTGTGGCTTGAGGAAAACGTAAGCCGGAAGCTGGACTTTGTTTGCCTGCGGGAAACGCTCAAGTCGCTTGAGTTCTCAGTCAAGAAGCTGCTTGAAAGCAAAGTAGAACAACACAACGCCGGGGCGTACTTCGAAATTCAGGATCGGCGCATCAAGTCGGTGCATGGTGGCGTGACCATCTTTGAGGGTATGCAGAACCACACGGCTGATTCAATCAAATCGCTTGAGGGTTTCGATAGGGCGTGGTTTGAAGAGGCGCAGAACGCCAGCAATAACAGCTTGACGCTGCTTAGGCCGACCATCCGCAAGTCTGGCTCTGAACTGTGGTTTAGCTGGAACCCGGACTTGGACACAGACCCCATTGATGTGTTGTTACGCGGCTCTGAGCTACCGCCTGGTGCTGTGGTCGTCAAGGCGAATTACATGGATAACCCCATGTTGCCCGAAGAGCTGCGGCTTGAAATGGAGTTTGACCGCAGGCGCGACCCTGACAAATACGCACACGTTTGGCTTGGTGAGTACCGCAAGAACAGCGAAGCCCGCGTGTTTAAGAACTGGAAAATTGAAGAGTTTGAGCGACCTGCGGGCACGATTCACCGATTGGGCGCTGACTGGGGCTTTAGTGTTGACCCTAGTGTATTGGTGCGCTGCGACATAGAGGGCCACCGCCTTTATGTTGATTACGAAGCCTACATGGTGGGTTGTGAGATTGTCAGCCTGCCCGAGCTATTCATGTCGGTGCCAGAGGCTGAGAAGTGGCCCATTGTTGCAGACTCTGCGCGGCCAGAGACGATCAGCCACATGAGGAAGAACGGCTTCCCCAAGATTATGGCGGCGGTTAAGGGGGCCAAGTCGTTGGAAGAGGGCGTGGAGTTCCTAAAGAGCTTCGACATCATCGTCCATCCACGCTGCAAGCACCTGATAGACGAGTTAACGCTGTACAGCTACAAGACCGACCCGCTGACAGGGTTGGTGCTGCCGATCCTGGCTGACAAAGACAACCACCTGATAGACGCCCTGCGCTACGCCTGCGAAGGGGCAAGGCGGGCCATTGCCAACAAGCGGCAAGCGCGCCCAACTCCCGAACCGCAACAAAACATCGGCTGGATGGCCGCTTAAGGACTGATATGCAAAAGAAAGAGCAGACGGAAAACAAGGGCTTCCAGCAGATCACCGGGCTTAGTTCGGTCAAGGGTCTGACCGTTCCTGTTGGCGCTCGCATGTGCCGCATCGAAGCCACGACCCAGGCCGTGCGCTGGCGTGATGACGGGACAGACCCGTCCTCAACAGTCGGCATGACCTTGGCTGCTGGCGCTGGCATCGACTACGACGGCGAGCTGACCAAGATCAGGTTTATCGAAGCCGCAGCCTCTGCCGTCCTGAACGTCAGCTACTACGCATAATGACTCAGGACAAGCTCCAGTCGTACCGCGAGCGTTATGACGACTTCTCCGACCATTTCTCGGAGCAGCGTAAGCGGATGCTGGAAGACCTGCAATTCAGCAACCCAGCCGACCCCAAGCAGTGGGATGACAAGGTAAGGCAGGCCCGGGAGACTGCGCCGGGTGGAGCGCGTCCTTGCCTGACGTTTGACCATACCAACCAGTACATAAATCAGGTGGTCAACGATGCGCGGCAGAACAAGCCAGGCATTCAAGTTCTACCGGTTGACAGCGGCGCAGACATTCAGACCGCTCAGAGCATCGAGGGCATGATTCGCCAGATCGAGTACACATCCCGTGCCTCGATTGCCTATGACACCGCCATTGAACACGCCGCCCGCTGCGGTGCTGGCTGGATTCGTGTTACCACTGAGGTGACGAATCCTCGATTGAACGAGCAGGATATTCGCATCAAGAGCGTGCAGGACGCACTGTCGTGCATGTTGTCGCCTGAATCCATCGAGCCTGATGGGTCTGATGCAGAGGACGGCTTCATTGAAACCATGATGAGCAAGCGCGCCTTTGAGAAAGCCTACGGCAAAAAGGCTGGGCAAACATCATGGCAGGGCGCCAACAAGGGTTGGTTCAACGACAACGCCATCCGCATTTGCGAGTACTACAAGCTCAATACCACGAAAAGCAACCGCCTGGACGTGATGCTGCCCGATGGCTCCAACAAGACGCTGACCGAGGAAAGCTACTGGTCCGAAGCGAACAAGCTAGGTTTTCAACCGCAAGTGACCGCGCAGTACATGGCCGAGGATCGCACCGTTGAATGGTGCCTGATGACCGGCGACGATATTCTGGAAGAAACCATTGTGTTGTGCCAGTGGGTGCCGCTGGTGCCTGTTTACGGCAACGTGTTGTGGATCGACGGCAAGCGCTACGTGTGCGGCCTGACTCGCCAGTTGATGGACGGCCAGCGCGCCAAGAACTACGAGCGCAGCGCACAGATCGAGATGATTTCGATGCAGCCGAAAGCACCGTTCATCCTGCCGTTTGAGTCGGTCGAGCAGTTTGAGAACGAGTGGCGGGCTGCTAACACGTCCAATGCGGCTTACCTGCCTTACAACGCGCTGGATGGTGAGGGCCGGCCACTGCCAGCGCCGCAGCGCCTTGCCCCGCCGCAAATCCCCGCCGCCTTTGTGCAGGGTGCGCAGATGGCGAGTGACGACATGCAGGCTGCGATTGGCATGTACAAGAGCAACCTTGGCGCTCCGAGCAATGCCACCTCTGGCCGCGCCAAGATGCAGGACCAGCGCGAGGGCGACACGGCGACTTACCACTTTGTGGACAACCAGCGCCGCTCCATTGAGCATGTCGGACGGATTGTGGTGAACATGATTCCGCGCTACTACAACACCAAGCGCGAGACGCGGATTCTTGGCTTGAACGGTGACGCCAAGGTAGTGCAGATCAACCCGAAGGCTGAGAGCAACCACGCGGGCGACAAGCCAATCATCAATCCAGCATCCGGCACCTATGACGTGCGCGTGAAAGCCGGCCCAGCTTACGCCACGATGCGCCAGGAGGCGTCCGAAGCCCTGACCGAGATAGTCAGCCGCAACCCTGAGCTGATGGCTGTGCTTGGGCCGACCTGGGCGCGTATGCAGGACTGGCCTGACGCTGACAAGGTGGCGAAACTGCTGCTGACGATGGCCCCGCCGCAAGTGCAGGCGATGGAGCAGGAGGACAACAAGCTTCCTCCCGAGGCTCAGAGCATCGTTGCAAGCATGAAGAGCCAGATGGAGCAACTCCAGCAGCAGATGCAGCAGATGGCCGAAGCACTGGCAAACGCAGGCAACGAGGTGGACAAGCTGGAAGGCGACAAAGAGGCTTCCATGGCCGAAATCGAGGTGAAGCGGGTTGAGGCCAACACCAAGGCTTACGACGCCATCACCAAGCGCCTGCAAGTCCTTGGACCGCTGCTGAATCCGGTAGAGGTGCAAGGTTTGGCGCAAGAGACACAGCGCGAAGCCATGGAGCAACCAGACCCCGGCCAGCCCGCAGCCGAAAGCATGGGCATCCCGGAGCAGTTGGAGCCGCCACCGCAAGAAATGCAAGCACCGCCGCCAGAGGCGATGCAACCACCAGAACAACCCGCCGACGCGGGTTTTTTTACGCCTGAAGAAGACGTAGAGCAACCGCCTTCGCCCGGTTTTGGCGATGAATCACTTAGCTAGGACGCTATGAACCTTGAGAACACCTCTGCAGAGGTTCCAACTGCTGAAACCGCGCCAGAAACCCCAGCCGTCGCACCGCTGACTGATGAGACTCAACCAACTGCCGATGAAAAAGCTACGGACGCCGACAAAGCGGCCAAAGCCTTGCAACGCCGGATTGATCGACTCACCCGCGAGAAGTACCAACTTCGCGCAGAGCTTGACCAGTCACGGCAACCGAAGCAGACGGACGAAGACCATCCACTGACGAACGATGACGTAGAAACGCGAGCCGAAGCGCGCGCCCGCGAGCTGCTGGAAGTCAAGCAGTTCAACGACCGCTGCAATGAGGTGTTTGAGAAGGGCAACAAGGCCAGCAAGCAATTTACTGACTCCTTGAAAGCTCTGGCCGAGGAAATTGGGTCCGCCTTTGACGCCAAAGGGAAACCAACCCCGGTCATGTCGGCAATTCTGGATGCGGATGAACCCCACAAGGTGATTCTGTACCTCGCTGACAAACCAGACCTCGCCGCTGAACTCGCCGAGCTATCGCCGTCCCGTCAGATCCGCCGCATTGCCCAGCTCGAAAGAGAAATGGGCGAAGAGGCGAAACCGCAAACAAGCAACGCCCCGAAACCACCGCAGCCGCCCAAGACGGGGGCCGGGAGTAATTCCCCGCCTGACCCGAAAGACACGGCGCGATGGATTGCGTGGGAGAACGAAAAACTGTTGGCGCAACGCGCCAGAAAGTAAGTAAATCATGGCAGATAACCTCATTACCAGCACCATCATCTTGAACAAGACGATGCAAGTGCTGCACAACGAATCGGGCTTCCTGGGCGCGATCAATACCGAATTCAACGATGAATTCGCCAAAAAGGGCATGAAAGCCGGCGCGACCGTTTACCCACGTCGCCCCGTGCAGTTCCGCGTCCGTGACGGTGCCACCGCATCGCTGCAGGACGTGAACGAAACCAGCGTGCCAATCACTGTTGAGCCCGAGTTCGGCATTGACTTCGACTTCACCGAGTTCGACCGCACGCTGTCCGTTGACGATTTCAGCAAGCGTTACATGACGCCTGCCGGTAAACGCCTGGCTACCGAGCTGGACGCCCGCATTGCCACACGCTTTTACCAGTCGGTGGCGAACTGGTCCGGTACGGCTGGCACGACCCCAAGCACTGCTCTGGCAATGCTCAAGGCCGCCGCCATTCTGGACGACGTGGCTTGCCCGCGTGACGGCCTGCGCACTGCGACCCTGAACCCGCTTGCTATGGCTTACATGGTTGACGGTCTGAAGGGCCTTCTGAACGACGGCGGCATCATCGGCAAGCAAACGAAAACCGGCCTGCTGCAGACCAACCTCGGCATGGACTTCCAGATGAGCCAGAACGTGCCTACGCACACTGTCGGCCCGCTGGGTGGTACTCCACTGGTTGACGGCGCGAACCAAGGCACCACGACTGCTGTTGTGACGGAAAACCCCTACGCTGCCACCACTTCGGTGTTGACCAAGGGTTGGACTGCAGCTGCTGCCAACCGCCTGAAAAAGGGCGATGTGGTGACCTTTGCCGGCGTGTACGCGGTCAATCTGGAGAACAAGAACGTTCTGCCGTACCTCAAGCAGTTTGTGATCACGTCTGACGTGAACTCGACCGCTGGTGGTGCAGGTACGCTGGTTGTGTCTCCGGCCATCATCGCCGCTGGCGCTTACCAGAACGTCAGCGCATTGCCTGCTGACAATGCCCCGGTCACTGTTGTGACTGGCACGGCATCGACTGCCTACCCGCAAAACATGATCTTCCACAAGGATGCCTTCACGATGGTTACCGTCGCAATGGATGTCCCGAATGGCATGGACATGGCTGAACAGATCACCTACGAGGGTGTGAACCTGCGCTTCGTGCGCGGTTACGACATTACCAACAACAAGCGGATCAGCCGTTTCGACTTGATGGCTGGTTTTGGTGCGCTGCGTCCCGAGTGGGCGGTTCGCGTCACGGGCTAAGCATAAGCGGGGGGCTTCGGCCCCCTGTTT